GCTGACCTTCCAGCTGGCAATCCTGCTCTAAGTTTAATTTCATTCACACCATCAATACGAATAGCTTGAACCTCTAATGAACCCGATGGGTCAGCGTTTCTTATAAATTGCCCATTGTAAGGTCTTAGTTCATAATTCACACCACCCTTACCATCAATTACTCTTGTTATTATAATGGAATCTTCAACCCCCTCACATTCAGCAGTAAATTCTATATATTGTACAACAATTTCTTCTAAACCCGGATCTCTAGAACCTGTAAAGTTTTGCACCGTCAGTATGACTGTATCTTTATCCATATCTAATAACTTACCAGGAAATTGCCAATGGGTAAACGGTGGAGATACTAAAGAACCACTTAGTGAACTAGTAGCCCAATATAAAGTATCATATGCTGATGATGATAATTCAGTATTAAAAAAATCAAATGAACGAGATGTAAATGTTACAGATCCAGTTAGGAAATTTTTAACAACATCTATAAAAATTGTAGTTGGATTTACAGGGTTTCCATTACCAGAACCAGAATCAAATTGAAAATATAAAGATGATGGTACTAATTCTAAACTTTTATTAATACGATTTAAATTACCACCATCGAATGTTTTTGTTTCAGTTACAATTACTGGAATATAATTATTATTAATATCATAGAATTGAAAGAGAAACTCAAAGGTTTCTTTTGGCAATGTTCTAGGTATAGGTTGTATAAAAGAAATTTCATTCGGTGAAAATGAAGTTTCTTGTGATGCTCTTAAACTGATATCAGCTAAATGCCACCCTGCACCCTTTACTTCAACGTATAATTTTGCATTGGAAAATTCTTCCGATTTAAAATTAGCAGTAATACTTGATTTTTGTAAAATCCTACTATCAGATGTTATTGTTAATATATTTTGAGATACACCAGATATTATACCATTGTTTGTTCTAGAACCACTAATGTAGAACTTAATATAATTTCCTGGTGATAAGTTTTGTAAAAGTTTTACATTAAAATCTAAAGTATATTCGGAGTTTGTTGTTAAATCAATTGATTTTGATGTAAAGAATTGATGTGCAGTTGCAGAACTACCATCTAATCTAACCGAATTATACAAAAATGCTTGATTAAACTGCGTTGTTAAATCATTCGATGATGTTACCCAATAACTTTTAAAATTAGACGCGTCAAATATACCGTAAAATTCTTCGTTCTTTGAAGTTGATTCCAAATCTTTTAAAATCTCATTAGATTCTAATTGTATCTCTTGTATAAATTGATAATCCGCTAAATCTGATTGAGACCTTCTATAAATTTTTACTCTAGCTACATCTCCAACAAACGTATCTAAATCCGATATTAATATTTTTGCAAACGAACCTGTTAATGCGGTTTTAAGATTATCCAATCCTTCTACATAATTGAAAGATGCAGTATATCTTTGATTTGAAAAATCTTGAACAATACCATTTATAGTATATGGTGTTTTTACCGTTAAATCGGTTTTACTAATAACATCATCTGCCAATGTAAATAATCCCAAATCGGTAAGTTCCAATGTAGTACCAACAACGGAGCCTGTCCAAGCACCACCATCGTTTATTTGTAGTAAATAATTTGTTGGTAAAGAATATTCCGATAATCGTTGTCCTTGTTCTGGAACTTGTGCAAAACCATCAACAAATCCCTTTTGCGTAATAGGAGTTACTACGTTTGAAAATATAGGTTTTACTATTTCATCTATGGATACTTCAGGTCTACGATAAAATCTTACTTTATCTTCATTTGAAAGTAATTTGTTTATTTGAAATTGCTTTTCCCACTTCACATTATAAACATCTCTCCATTGTTCAGGTATATCCTGTACTATACCATTATCATCTACAAATGTTTTTAATTCACCTAATACTGTAATTTTAGCATTTCCAATTGGAGTATCTTCGTATATATAAACTGCAATTAATTTAGAAACCCCCTCATAATATTCAGGAACACCATTACCAGGCTCATAATAAACTGGATTACCATCTACATCTAATATTTCAATCTTAATTTCGGTAGTTTCTTTTAAATGTTGAGAACCTTCGATTAAGAATCCGTTCTTACCACCGGTAAATGTATCTTTAAATTCAGTTATCCTAAAATATGTAGAATTTGGAGTTGTATCATTTATATATGTCTGAAATGTTGTTAAGTTTTGTGTTAAACTTTCCGGAAATTTCTTTATTATTGCCATAATTTGCTTGTATTATTCCATAATAAATATTTACATAAATTTTTTATGTTTATAATTATATTAGAATTCTAAAGAAAACTAAAGAATGTTATGAAAAAATACGCAATGATACAAATTGATGCTGATACGCATCAGTTATTAAAGGGGTTTTGTAAAGAAAGGGGATATAAGATAAGTGGATTAATTGAAACCCTTATAAAAGAAAAAGTGGAGTCCTCACAGAAGACCCCACCTAAAAATATATTACCGGTTACTAAAAATTAATTTTAGAGAACCCATCTACCTTTTTAATTTCGATAAGTCCATCTACAATATCTCTCATTTGTTCTAAGTGGGAAATTACCCAAATGAAATCGAATTGAGTTTTAAGATATTGCATCATCATAAATAGAGATGATAGGTTATCTGCATCCAATGTTCCAAACCCTTCATCTATTACTAGGAAGTTTGGCCTGGGTAGGTTACAGATGTTGATTAGAGCCACTCTAATCGCTAGACCTGATATAAACTTCTCCATACCACTACACATTTCTAGAGCCCACTCTTGGTCCTCGTAAACGATTCTAGCGTTAATGTTCTTTCCATCGGTATCCATTGATATTGAGAAATCTACTACTTGTCCCAATATATTATTTACTTCGTTTTCAATAGCTGGAAGTGCTTTGGATATTAGCTCATAAGGTACACCATCTTTCTTAACCGCATCTAAGTAGAATGTATATAATTGGTTTTTAGTTTCCAATTCTTTAACTTCCTCCATCTTAGCTATCATAGTATCAATGTAGGTTTTTGTTGCACCCACTTCAGACATTAATCGTAGCATCTTTTTATTCACATCTGATATTTGTAATTCTACACCTTGCTTTAATCTACGAACATTTTGGATTTGAATATCTAATGCCTGATTGTTAGTTATAGTTTCTTCGTTATCATTGTATCTTTGAATATCAGCACTTACAGTTTCTTTTTGAGTTTGTAATAATTCAATTTTAGAATCAGCTGTTATAATATCACTCTCCAATCTTTCTCCAATACTAATCAATCTTTTATAATCATCAGTCCATTGCTTCCATTGAGTGAATTGGTCTTCAACTCCAGCCAATTCACCTAATTGGGTTATAAGTGCACCATGCAAAATGTTTAGGGTTTCTAATTGATTACCTTGCTCTCCTAATTTATTTTCGGTTTCTTTTGCATTCTTTACGAATACATTGTTAATACAAAAATTACAATTAGGGTCATACTCATGCTCTGCTAAATGAGATAATTTTTCTTTATTAGAATCTATCGATTGTTCTAATAATTGAATTTGATGTAAGGTATCTTTAATTTGTCCTTTAACTAAATTCAATTGAACTTGTGCTTCACCAATAGTTGTCCCATTAATAGTAACCTTTGATTGAACCGTTTCTTTCGCTTCTCTTACTAACTCTTTAGCTTCCGTGTGTTTTATTGTTTTATCAAATTTAGTATCACCCCAAGTTTTTAGCTCACCTTCAATTGTTTTAAGTTTTGAGATTAGCGTATCAATATTTAAATTACCTTGAATTGGAATTATTTGTTGAGATAGTGTAACCATTTGTTCTTCCATCTCACCCTTTCTTTTTTCTAATTCTAATTTTTCAGAATCTAATTCACCATATTCAACTTTCTTCTCATTCAAGTCGGTTTCTTTTTGTGCCAACTCTGTCGAAAAATCCGTCCTTCTAAAATTTCTGATAAGTGCGTTCACATCCTTAATGTCATTAGTAGCAGTTTCATACAACTTATCAAACATATCCAATCCCATAAATTGAGCAAGAAGGTCTTTCCTTTCCGATTGTGATTTATCAATGAATAATGCGTTGTTTCCTTGTAAACTCAATGCCGTCATTACAAAATCCTCATATCTTCCTACATAGGTTTCAATGACTTGGTTTGTATCCCTTCTCTCCGTACCATTAAGTGATTCCCTTCCATTATCACCATCTCTCCAAAACTCCACATCCACTTTTACGTTTCTTCCCTTATTAATAGTTCTTCCCTCTCTACGAATGTGATACATTACACCATCAATAGTAAAATCTAATTGGCAATGAAAATCTTGCTTTCTATTGTTCATAACCGCAGATGCTTTATAAGCCCTACTACACTTATCGAATAAACAAAATGAGATTGCATCAAATAGAGATGATTTACCCTGTGCATTTGGTGCGAATAATCCCATCAATCCATTTACCTTATCAAACTTAATAATATTATCCTCACCATAGCTGAACATATTAGAGAAGTCAAACTTTATTGGTTTCCAACTTATATTCCTTTGTAATTCAGATGGTTGTACTCTACTATTAATGTCACGATTTATTTTCTCTATTCCAGCTAAGTCCTCCTTTGTCACGAAGGGTAGCATCCGTTCGATATACTCCCCTATTAAAGAGTTTTGATGGTTTATATCACTTACACTATCAACCTCTAACCTGGCCTCTCTATCGTTGGTTTTTTTGGTATTGAATGTATCAGTTCTAATGATTGTAAAATCTTCTACACCATATTTTGCAGTAATATCAGCCATCATACGTTTTGTATCGGCGGTATCCATATTAGTTATTCTTACTCTCAATCGAGGGTATAACGGCATATCAGTTACATCTGGTACAATACCACCATCAACATCTAAAGTGTAATATCCGTAATCGTTTTGGATATCAACCGCTTCATAGGTCATTGTATCCAAATCCCAAACTAAGAATCCGTGCCCATCTAAGGTTTCACCGAAGTTTTGTTGTACCAATGAACCGGCATATACCACCTTACACCCACTTGGTGATGTCATCTCTTGTCTTTTATGAATATCCCCTAATAAGGCTAAATCATATCCATCAAATATTTCAGTTGTAAAATGTCTACTACTAACTACATATCCCACATCGGTTGTAGAGTTATCAACAGGTCCGTGAAATAATGCAATCTTTTTATTTCCAAATAGAGTATCTGCTTTAGGCCAATTATCTTTGTTATCAAATATACTGAATACTGCAAAATCAACATCTCCGATTCCGTAAACTTGCGTATCTTTTAAATAAGTTAGGTTTGGTAACTTCAATGCGTCAACTATTGGAGTAAGTACATCTAATCTATCCGAATTGTTCATATTACAATCGTGATTTCCAGCAATCATAATAGTTTCACAATGGTTTGTACATTCTGTCAATAACCAACTAATCTCTTTAACTAATTCCGGACTCATTTCCAATTTGGCATGAGCAATATCACCGGCTAAATAAATGATAGAATCTTCAGTTCCTCTTTTTTTAATCTCATCAAACATACCATAGAATACTTCTCTGAATTCTTTGTGTCTTTTGATGTTTCGGATGTGTATATCCGCAATGTGATAAATTCTTTTTAATTTACTCATATATTATTTAGTTTCGAAAGTACTAAGTCATCCCATCCGGTTTCTTTAGCACCTTTCAATAGTTCGTTTACTTTTTTAAATCCCATTTCACCAGCATCCTTATCGGTTGGTATAATATTCTTAACTTTTATTCCATTTTTTTGAAACCATTCGGTATGTTTTGTAGAATCATCTACTGCATCGGAATCTAACATAATTGTTATTTCTTTAACACCATTCTCCATAATTTTGTTTTTCAATTTACTAAGTAAGAATTTACCTAATAACGGAATCACATTTCTTTTTACTGAAAATGAATCAAATACACCTTCGACTAAAGTAATAGGTTCGTTCCAATTAATTTGGTTTTCAAACACAATTACATCTCTACTAATTGGTGGATTCTTATATTTGTATGGCTCATCTTCGTAAAAAGAACGAGCTACAAAATAGTTTAACTCTCCATCGGAATTATAAGAAGGTATAATAACTCTACCGCCATATAAACCATCTTCGCAATATCCTATATTATGTTTTACAATATCTGCTTGAACAATACCTCGTTTACTAAGGTAATGAAGGACTTGGTTATAAACTGGATTGAAACCTTTTGGTTTGAAATATAATTGTTTGAATTCTTTTGGTAATTGTAACTTAGCTACATATTCTTCCTTAGAATCATATTCTGGTTCATCACCATAAACATCTTTGACCTTATTGAGGTCTCTTATATCCACATTGAGTTTGCGGAGAAGGGAATATATACTTCTACCTTTAGAATCACAAACCCAGCAGTGCCATCTTTGAGTATCTAAATTGATTTGGAGTTTCTTTTTATGGTGATTACAAAAAGGACAATGATGGGCCTGTTCATTTCCTTTCAGAGATGAGCCCACACCAAGTGTAGAATCTAATATTGTAATTATTTGTAATTTGTTCCTACCAGATAGCATGAATTGGATATTAATATCACAAATATACGAAAATTATCTGATATAACCTAATTAATGGTTGGAATTCTTTACCTCATAAAGAAAATCTGCTAAAAATTGTAATTTGTTAGCAATTTGTTCTCTTGGCATATTGTTTGCCACCATTCCTTTAAGGTCTACTAATGATGCTGCTGCTATTTGAAGTGCATCATCTTTTGCGTTTAAATAAGCTTCGGAGATTCCGAACTTTTGTGCGATTTGCGGTATTGTCATAACTCTGGGTTTATTATATCCCTACGGAAGAATTTTCCCATAAGGTTTTCGTTTATTGCTTGTTCATTGGCTAGTACATCATAATGAAACTGCCATTTAATTTCGTAATATGATAAGGATTTTTTGGAAAAGCAAAACTGGATAATCTCTCTTTCAAAATCACCAGCTCTACCTTCTTTTACTTCGGACTTAATCCATTCGTTTGATGAATAGTATTTCTCCCAATCGGAAGCACTTCTAACAACTCTCTTTCTAGTCTTGCCCTTAAGGGGCTTCAATCTTCGAACC